TAGTAATCGCTTCTGCAACCGATGACCTACGGAAGAATTTGAGTACTTTTTGGCTATAAATTGCCGGTAGAAACTTACCATTAGGTAGGTTACTATATCCGGCTGCTACTCCAAAAGCCATTTTAGTATCTCCTTATGTTATTGGATTCTTCCTTCCCGTTTAGCCGCATCAATTTCAGATTCAAGTTGCTCAAATTCATGTGGTTTTAAACGAGAAATTTCTTCGACGGTCCAAATCTTCTTTTCTTGTTCAGATATAGGAGCAGCTTTCCTTGTTTTAGTAACAACTTCTGCTGCACTTTCTGAAGATTTAGTCCTTTGCTGATTGATAGGTTTAGAATCTAGTTTGTAAAGGTCAATTATACGAGCAGCCCATAGTGCATCAGTCCGATTTTTGTATATCCCGTTTGAAATAGTTTCAGGTTGTTTATCTAGCCATTCTAAAAATTCTGGATCAGTCTTTAGATCAAGAAAATCAGAATGTAAAGCTAACAACTCTGCTTCAGACGTTCTATGCTGCGCTTCTTCTTCTCTTTTATTGAGTTCAGAAATACGCTTTTCTAGCTCTTCTGATTTTGCTTCTGCTTGAAGCTTAGAAACAGTTTCAACGATACCGTAGACTTCAGGGTATTCTTGCTTAAATTCCTCAATCTCTTCAAAAGATTTCGGCATCTCTGAAAGAACATTGCTTTTTTCAGCTAGTCTAATCTTAGCTTCAACAAGCTCTTTTTCCTGAGTCCATTCATTTCGTTGACGATCATGATAACTTTTTAGATCAGCATAACGCTTCTTCCAATCATGATCCTGTTCTTTAGAAACCATCCCTTCTAATTTCTGAGTATCTTCGATATCCGAAAGGTCAGAAATATCTGGTTCTGGTTCTTTATCAGAGTCTAAAAGATGTTTTCGGTATTCTCCTACATACGGGGTAAACTCTTCTGCCTTTTCTTCTGCTTTATCAATCATTGTACCTCACTTGGGGCCAAAGTGACAACTTTGGGTATCCACTCTTGGTGTAATAGCAGGGGCCATATGGGTATCCTGCACCTAAAACCATAGTTAATAAACTATGATTAAACTTTTAAAAGCTGATCCATTTGGTCAGCGATAACACCGCCTTTAGCTAAATTAATCTCACCGGGAACTCCTCTAGAAGGAACCTCCGAAGGTTCAACCGGGATATTTTCTTGCGGCACTGCTTGTGCTTCTTGTGGCGGTTCTTCTTCTCTATTCTTTTCTCTGTATTCTAATCCACGTTTATTCATCTTTTCAAGATTTTCTAAACCAATAATAGGAACAAGAATAGCAGGGATTACAAATTCACCATTAGATATTTTAATAGGCACTCTCTTCGTTGGATCAATCTTTTTAGGAAGAGGGATATCAGATTCAATAGCAATATCAATAGCATCTTTAGTTAATTCATTTAAATCCTTTAAGCCAATCAGTTCTACTGCATCTGCATTAAGAACGTATGCGCCGTCATCTACTTCCATATCTAAATCGTCTTCAACTCCTGTTACTTGATCTCCTGCCATATCGTCTACTAAGCCCATTGGGCCTAAACCAGCAGTATCCATCGTAGTATCAGCTTGTTCTTCTACTAGATTACCTTCCTGATATCCTTTAATTTGTCCTCCTGAAGCGTGGTTTCCCTCGTCGCCGCCTGAACCTTCTGCTTCCCCTTCCTCCCCAACAACTCCAAAACCTTCTCCTGCTGCTAGCGACATTGCATCTTCATCGGCTTGCATTTGTTCAGCTTCTGATTCACTCATCGTTTGTGCTGAATCTGCTGCTGCTTGGGATTGTTCTGCTGCTTGTTGAAGAGCTTCTTGTTGTTCGTCAAATTCCTTTTGAGTCATTCGGTGCGCCCTCATAGCAAGCTGTCGATTCGCTTGCTCAGTTAGTTCTTTATCAGTAGGGTCAATATCAAACATCTCTTTTCCAATTTTACGGCCTAAAGCAAGAACACTCGTAGGTACTTGATCAAAGAAATGAGCTATACCAGCTATCGTTGAAGCAGGAGTACCAAAACCCGCTCCATCTGGACCTTCCGGCCCTCCTGTAGCATCCGAATCTCCTAATTCTTCTACTCTAGCTTCTTCTGCCGCTCTTTTTTGGGCATCTTTTATAGATTGCTGTATCTGCTGTTCTACAAGTGGAGTAAGTTCTTCAGAAAAAGGACTATTAGTAAAAGCAAAAGGATCGTTAGAATCAAAAAGAGAAGATGTTAATCCTCCTGCTTCCATCTTAATAACTGGTTTGCGCTTTGGCACATAATCAAAATCAAGTGGTGAAATATTTCTATTGTGATCATACATTCTTTTATTTCTCTAATTCATAGTTTTTAATAGAAGATTTAACTACTTCAGGAAGGTTGTGGAGGATTTCCAGTAAAGCCATCTTCCCCTGCAACCGGCGCACTTCCAACTCCGATATTTCCACCGCCAACGCCCGATTGGTCCATTGGATTTGCTCCGACAGGTACTTCTCCATCGGCTCCCATGTCTGGGGGTTGTTGACTAGAGGGAGGAGTGTTTTGGCCGTTTGGGGATTCATTCATTAATCCTTTTAAAATATCTGCAAATACCGCTGCTTCATTAGCATCATTTACTAATTGTTCTGGGTCAATATCTTGAGAAATAGCCAATTCTTTAACCAGATTAGGTATCTTGATAAATGGCGCAAGCATTGGATTTGCAACTGTTTGTAGCAACGTAGTTAGCCTTTGAGTACGGACTTCCTTTTGCATCACAGAAGCAATACCCTTTGGTTTAATTTCTAAGTCGCCTCTAATCTCTGCTTCATTATCATTAAATTGCATATTCCACTGAAAGAAAGCTTCTCCTAACGGTTTCAATAACGAATCATCAATATTCTTTATTACGGTTTTAATAGACAGCCCTGCCGATCCCATGATCATTGATAAACCTGCTGCTGTTCTACCTGTCCCTGTTACTCCTGTTTGACCATGAACAATTGAAGGAATACCCGTTTGTTCATCTGCAAGTTGACGCGCAGTTTGGTACATTTGTAAATTATCAGGAGAAGTATTAGGAAACTTAATTCCATTAATCGCTGCACCAGATTGTCCTGATTGTCTGCGGAATATTTTACCGGGGAATACTTCCATATTCTGGCCGGGAACAAGCTGCGTTTCATCTACATCAAAAACAAGATTACCAGCAAGAGCAAGATTATCAATAGCCATTCTCATATGACCATTGATTAACAATTGAGAATCCTGCATATTTTCTCCTACGCCAATACCCAATAATTGATATGGGTTAATTTCGTAAGGAAAAGCATGATATGGTAGACGAGCAGGAATAAATGGATTAAGAACGCATCTGATAATTTCTGTCCCACAAACCCATGTATTAATCTGTACTGAATCCATATGTCCTACGTTTTCAGGTACAGGTAAACCTACTTCTCTAGCAAATGCAGCATCTACTGTCCCCCAATATTCTAGTACTTCATATCGTTGTTCTGAATATTCAGATTCAGTATCTTCAGCATGAATAACGTTTTCATAATACTTTTCGTCGTAATTTGGACCTGTAGCTAAACAGTTATTAATCGCATCTTCACTAAAGAAAGGACGGTTCTTTAAATTTCTCAACTGTTGCCGATTAAAACGATGGCGTTGAATGATATACTCTGCGTCTTCTGTTGATACAGCAGTAGGATCGGGATAGAAGTCCCAACAAGAAACAGCCTCAATACGAGGAACAATTCGTTCAGTAGGAGAAAATACTTTCTGTTCGTTTTCGATTTTCCAATTAGGAATAGTCTTATTGTAATTAAACGGCCCTTTTACAATTCCTGTTCCTAACAAACAACATTCAAAAATAGCGTGTCGAAGAACATTCATTGCATTCGTATCAGTAAGCTGATCATGGATTGTTTTCTCCATGTTTCTTGCAGCTTCCATTGCTAAGTCTATTTGTGGAGTACCAAGTATTGCCGGTCCTTCCACCAAAGATGAAGCAGAGTACTTTTCTTTTAATCCTGCTAAAAACTCTTTGTCTGGTTGTCCTGTCATATTCAACTGACTTAACGGAGTATTCAACATTTGATCCGGCATATTCTTGAGAAAAGCATCTTCTTCCATAGTCGGAATATGTGCAAATTCTGCAATTCCAAAAGGAACATCTGTTGGAGAAACGGTTAATGGAAAACGATTGTTAGCAAAAAGAATATCGGAAATTTGACCAAATGCAGCTAATACTTTCACCTTAGTAATTTTTAGGAATACTTTAGATTTTTCTGTAGAAGCATACGTAGTGGAGCCATCAGTGATACCACGATAATTCTTATATGCAAGAAGCCAACGGCTTTCGTCTGGAAGACGGCCCGTTTCAGCTTCTTGGAATTTATCGTGTACGTATCCAATCAAACCGGGAAGAGCTTCAGTATCTAGCTCAATAATTTGTGGTTCGTTCTCTTCAAAATCGTTAATTGACATTTTATTCCTTTAACACTGCTATATCTTAATGCTAAAAAGCATCTTGTAGTTACTTACCGGCAGTATTATAAATAGAATTATCGTCTGCCAATTTCCATATAGACGAATCAACACCACTCCCCTTTGGAGAAGGAACAGATACAGAAGCCTTAAAAGCTTCCTTTGTACTCCCCAAAAGATCACTTTCCATCTTCTGACGATACAAAACAGATTCGTTAGCATCATTCATACGGCCAGCAGGAGCTTTACTCTCAAAGTCAGCCTTACTGGGATAACGGTAATTACTTGGCATATTGTCTCTCCTTATGCTCTGTTTGGTTTGCGAACAGGAGCAACTTTGCCACCCCTATTCATTGCGTATGTTTTACGAGAAACAGAAGGTTTCTTTGCTCTGCCACCCCGTTTCATTCCACCACGATCTCGTGATTCTAGTTCTTCTGTGACTTTTAAGTCTTTTTCAATCTGAGAAGCAGACCTATTTAGACCCAACAGCTCTTCCATAAATTTAGTTACAGAATCTCGTGGGTCTTCGTTCTGTCGTCTGCTTTTTGCTATAAACTCTTTTAGTGTTTCAGCATCTTTAGCTTTTTTATCTTTTTTGGTTTCTTCTTTACGTTTACTAGTAGAAGAAGTTACTGGACTATCTTGTGCTATCTGTCTATCAACAGCTTCTGCTTTAGCTATCTTTGTTTTTGCATCTCGTTTAGCTGTAGCTGCATCAATATCCTTTTGTAGATTAAGTTCTTTTTGTGCTGCTTCTTTTTCTGCTGCTTTACGATTTAATTCCTCAACTACAAGTGCTGTTCCTAATGCAATAACAGGAGCAGCAGGAGCAACTGTACTTATAGTTTTTCCTGCTCTTTGCTGTGCTTTTGTAGCACTACGTAGTTGTCCAGTTTTCGGATTTCTTACAGCCATACCAGAACCACCGGGAGGGGTTTTAACGCCCTTTCCTCGTGCAACAGCCGCAATATTAGCTGCTGAAGTTTTTACTTTACTAGCAACTGTTGGCTTAGTCTTAGCAGCAGCAGCAGCTTTCTTCTTAGCAGCAGCAGCAGCTTTCTTCTTAGCAGCAGCAGCAGCTTTCTTCTTAGCAGCAGCAGCAGCTTTCTTCTTAGCAGCAGCAGCAGCAGCAGCTTGTCGTTGAGAACTACGCTGGGCCTCATCAGCTAATTTTCTTTGCGCTTCTGAAACAGGTTTCTTAGGGCTGGGAGAAGAAGTTTTTACAATTTTAGGAGTTTTCTTAGAAGTTTTCTTAGGAGTTTTCTTAGGAGTTTTCTTAGGAGTTTTCTTAACTTTATTTTTAGCCGCTTTCCTAGCGGCAGCGTTAGCTCTCTTTATCGCAGCTTGACTTGCTGCTGATGTCAATGCGTTTTCACCGCCTTTGACGAACAACGCTTTTGCTGCTCCAGTGAGAAATTTTGCTGCACCTGCAATTAATCCAACCATTTTTCCTGCTCCTATTGTATAAGATGCTATTTCTAAGCCTAACTCTGTTAGATCAGCAGCTTTTTGTTTATCTTTTTGGGTTACTCGTTTGTGTCGTTCGTTAGGTCCAACTACAGAACCGGGGATACGTTGTAAACGTCCCGCATGTTCTACAGTTTCTTCTTGTCTTCCAAAACGTCTACTAGCTTCTCTTCGTTGTCCGGCAGTAGATGGCCGTTCTTTTCTATGATTATACGGGCCTTCCTGCGCTCTTTCAACTGCTCTTTGAGCATCTAATAGTTTTTTTAAAAGTTTCGGTTCTTCTTTTGTATTTTTTCCTTTTTGATATGCTTTATCAGCATCATCAAAAGCGATAGTAAGCTTTATAGGTACTTTGCGTTTTTTTGTAGACATATTAATATCCAAAAATTTCGTCTTGTACGACGGGTTTATTTAAATGTGTCATTCCAAAAGGTATGGTGGAAGGACGAGTACTTTGATGGCTCATAAACATATACCTTAAAGCATCATAAGCATGATCTTCAGCCTTTGTATCTACATCTTCACTATTAGTCTTGCTCATTGGTAGTGAAGGAAGAGTACGAATTAAATTAGTACAGGTATTAAATATTCTTAACTTAGGCTGACCATACTCATCTACTAGTAAGCGTCTGTGTACTTCCTGTTTGCCTTGCATTCTATCTGAATTAGAAGGAAGCCAGCGAAGACCTTGTTCAATCATGGTTTGGGCGATACTCTTACCTAATCCCATTTTATTCCAACAAGACCTATCTAAAACAGAAGAAGCAATATTGGGATCATAAGCTTCCAATTCCAAAATTACTTTTGCTAGTTCTTCAGCAGTTAATCTTGTTTGGTATAGCTCTCTATATATCCAAATACAACCGTCCCAATCTATCGCTCCCCATAACACACAAGAAGGAGCACTAAAACCATAGTCACAAGCACGTATTCTAGTCCAGTTATACGGAATTTCTTCCGGTCCTACTATATGCACTTGTGCATTAAATTCACTAAATACTGCACCTTCAGCAACATTCCAATCACCTTCCAGAAGTCTTTTCCTTTGTACTTCTGGTAGAGACATCAGCATCATCTCGTACTCACCATCCTGCATAAGATAAGGATTATCCGTTAATCGTGCAGGGATAAACTTACGCCTGAATAATGGTTCTCCTGCTCTTTCATGTGTATTACCAAAAACAAGAGTTTTGCTGCTTTCTATATCGGTAGCAAAGAACGGTTCATCTGGAGGAGCAGGATCAATAAACATCTTTTTAATCCACCAACCACCAACACCACCGGGGTTAGCTGTTGCTCTCATATACGTTTCAATCTCTGGATCGGTAGTACGAAGACGAGAACGAAGATAGTTCCATACAAAGGGCGAAGGGTAATGCCCTAACTCATCTATACCAATCCACGAAAACGCCATTCCTTGATAGCGATACACATCATCATCTTGGTCTACATAACTAAACAGTGCAGTAGCTCCTGATGGAAAAACCCAAGTTTTGATAGATTCTTTAAACTTGGCACCGGGAAATGCACGGGGGTAAACTTGTTTACTTTTGTCTATAAGTTCTGTTAGTTCTGCTAATGTTCTACGAAGTAACAAAGCACGGTGGTTACCGTTATTTGCATACCGTAGTAAATCCATAAGCATCGCAAACGATTTACCACCACCAGCAGCACCACCATATAATACTTCTTTTTCAGGGGCTGCTAGAAAAGAATATTGAGGGCCTTCATTAGGCTCAAAGATAATATCAGATTTTGCTGCTTTTATCTTCTTCTCAATAACGCCTCTAGTTTTCTTCTTGCCATTCTCGTTCTTTATTTCTAGAGATTTTAATTCTCTTTTTTTATTCGAGATTCTTTTTCTAAGCTTGTTTTTTGCTTTTTGTTTTGAACTGTATTGATAGCGTCTTTTAGGTTTTTCCTGTACATCACCCATCTATCGTCATCGCTTTTTCTTTGACTTTCGGAGGTAATAGTACAACTCCATGAATAACTTCTGCTCTAATATCCACTTCTTGCCGTTTGCTTATCCCTACTCTATCTAGAATATCGTTAGCGGCTTTCATACGTATCTCTATTTGACTATTCGGTATAGTACCGTCAGCATCCAACGCTTCCGCAAGCCTATTAACAGACTTAACCGTAGACCCTGCAAGCTGACTTCTTGCACGTTCTACGATCTCATGCTTTACAGAATGCATTAGATTACTTCTGGAACCTACGTGGTATCCAGCAATATCCATTGCTTCTATAACATTGCCACCATTATCAAACAGAGCATCCAAAAAGGTACTTTGTTTTTTCGTAAGTTCTTTTTTTCTCTTAGCAGGTAGCATCAAACTTTTCTACTTCTATTACGGTTTTTAGACATAATGCTCAGATTACGTCTGCCCCTATTCTTTGGATTACCATCTCTGTGGTGTACATCCATTCCATCGCCTTTAGATACACTGCCAGTTTTAACCATAGCTCGTCTAGACTTGTTCCTATTGGAACGCCTTCTTATCTGATCTTTTTTGCCTTGATAATTGGCGTATTCTTTTACATAGTTTCTAGCCATACAACTTCCTATATTAAAGTAAAAGGACAAACCATGGAAAGCGACTTACGAATAGCGCCTTTTAAGTCCTTTTACACTTCATATTAAACTATATTTAATATAAAGCTCTTTAGCAGCAAAGATAGCCCTCTCTAAGAAAAAGTAAAAGCGAGAGAGTGTGACTTTTTTACTGCACTACCTACTATTATACACCGTTTCACGGATTTGTCAAGTAAAAAATTTATTTTTTTTATAAGTACTTGATTATAAAGGAATCTTTTTTTACGAAAAAACGAGTATTTTCCAAAAAACAAAAAAAGCTTACATGCATAGGTTAAACCATTGATATTAAAAAGGTATTTTTGAGCATGTAAGAAATTATTAAAAATGAGAAAATCCTTAATTTTTGTTAAAAATAAAAAACAACAAAATCAACATGTTACGATTAAATAAAAAATAAAGCTTGACAAATCGGTGAGAAGCTGTATAATGTAAGTATACCCCCCTCCCCCCTTCTATACCTACTACTACAACAACAACAGTAGTCTTATGCCTCCTTATGATATAGAATAGATTTACATATGCCCTCTTTATGATATAGAATAGATTTACATATGCCCTCTTTATGATATAGAATAGATTTACAAGGTGTTAATTCTTGTTGTTTGTAGTAAAAGATATAAAATAGAGTACTTTTATAAGTCATTGATTTTATTGTGTTTTTCATATTACCTTAAAATTACAAAAAATTGAGCATGTGGGCATATATAATACACCCCTCCCCCTACTGTCCCTTGCCTTCCCCCCTATCGCCTCCTTTTTTCTTTTTCTTTCCTGTTTAGAATAATTCTAGAATACAGGCGGGCTATATATTATTTTTTTCTAATATGAATATGCATTGATTGCGTTGGGATACTTTAGAATAATTCTAGAATATAATATTGTATCATATGAAACTATACCCTCATGGCCCGATAGGCTTTTGATATGGCAGCATGGCGCCCAATTTTTAATCATTACCCTCCCCCTATACATCAAGATATCTTTATATATCAATAAGCTATTGTTAATTTGCCGGCAATTCGTCGCCCGAATTAATTCGCACAATGATGTATTTAATTCATTGCAATATTCTAGATCGTCCCCATATTTTATATATGTTATATTATCTAAATATAAATCGGAGGCCCGCTATGGCCTCTTTTTGTCTTGTCGATTTGATACAGAGGCTTGAAAATGAAACAGATACCTAAAGACATGATTGTCCCTGCATGGCGCAGAGACATCTCAAATTCACGCAATGTCGCTTGGTTGCTACGTAATCTAACCGTACAAAATAAACACCATCCCGATTTAGGTGAGACTATTAATATGCTTATGGTGGAATGGACAATCCTAGCAACAACATCTAACAGCGATCTCAATATAGGAGCGTAACACAATGGCAAAAGCAAAGCGGCAGCAATTCGATGATACCGCAAAAGATAGGCTCACCGCATTAATTCGTGACGGTATGCAAACCGCACTAGATAATGGTGAACGTTGGCACGCTGGATATATAGCAAGCAATAGCGGTCTAGCGTATAGTCTAAACACGGGCAAACCATACCTAAACAGCAACCAATTGTATATGCTGCTATTTTATGGTGGCGGTCCTTGTGCTACTTATCCCGCATGGAAAAAGATAGGCGCGCAAGTAAGAGAAGGTGAAAAAGCAACAACACTTGTCCATGTTGGCACAGCTAAGAAAAGAGAACTAGACGAGAACGGCAACGAACAATTCTATAAAAAATTCAGCTATTTTAATACGTTCCACTATAGTCAGGTTGATGGATATGAATATCAGCCGGAACAAAGTAGTAATGATTTTGTACCAATAGAGGCGGCGCAAAAGATTATAGATGCAAGCGGCGCAAACATATCGCATGGCGCAAGCGGCGCGTCTTTCAGTGATAAAAACGATAATATAGCGGTGCCGTTCCAGTCTGATTTTGAAAGCGCAGAACTATACTATGGCACAATGTTTCACGAATTGGTGCATTGGACGGGCGCGAAACATAGATTAAATCGCCCCAACGTTGCAACATACTTTGAAGATGTAAAGAATAGAGCAAGAGAAGAATTAACAGCCGAATTGGGAGCGGCATATTTGAGCGCCTACGTTGGCATCGAAACAACACCAGCGCCTAATCATTCTCAATATTTAAACTCATGGATCAAGGCGTTGGAAAGCGACAATAACGAAATATTCACGGCAGCAAATGATGCGCAAGCGGCTGTTAATTATATCTTAGAATTGGGAGAATAAAACAATGACAAAATATGACAATATGAGCAATTCAGAACTATGGGAATTGTCAAACAATGGTAGTTTAGAAGATGCCTATGAAGTATATTTACATTGCGCCAACGATGGACAAGGCAATGATAATAACACTGGCCAGCCATTATTGTCGTTTGATGAATGGCTCGACAACTGATAGGGAATAGGAACGATGATTATATACAATGGCAAGTCTAAAATTGACGGCAAGCCTATAGTCGCAATTGTTACAGGATTGCAGCGCAAAAGTAACAACCCAAAAACAGGAAACATTCCGCAAGTTTGGATTATGCGATCAGATATTGCACCAAATATTGCGGTGCATACTGGCGATGATTATAGCATTTGCGGCGATTGTAAGCATAGGGGCGTGATAGTAGACGGTAAGAATACCAAGCGCCCATGTTATGTGACGGTATGGCAAGCGCCGCTGGCGGTGTATAAAGCATTTAAACGTGGAACATATCCAGATTATTCTAATGATTTAGATGGCGCGGCGGATATTTTGCGTAGTCTAGTTGTGAGAATAGGCGCGTATGGTGATCCTTATGCTATTCCGGTCACTGTATGGGATAACACTTTACAACACGTCGATGCGCCGTTGGGATATAGTCATCAATGGAAACAAGCAAGCAAGCAATTGATGCAATATTGCATGGCAAGTGTTGACAATGAAATAGAAGCAAAACAAGCAAACAAATTAGGATACAGATATTTTAGAACGAAACAATTCACCGCTAACAAAATAAGAAAAGAGACTATTTGCCCGGCAAGTCTAGATAACACCACTATAACTTGTGCCGATTGTAAAGCATGTGGCGGATTAGGCGCCAAAGCAAAAGCAAGCATTGTAATAGATTTACATGGTAGAGGCGCGAAACATGCTTAAACAAAAACAGTTATTCAAACAATTGCGCAAACAAGGTGCAACAATAAAACAGACTAAGAAGGGGCATTACATGGTGATAATGCATACCAGAACCTACACTCTAAGCAATAGGTCAGAATATCCTAATAGTATTATAAAACACCTATATGCTACTATTGCTTAAACAAAACAAAACAGACTGATAGGCTGCTAGCAATAGTGGCCTATTGGCGTTTGTATTTTGAAAAGGTCTTAGTAATGATACGATTAAATAGAACAAATACAGAACAAAATAAGGAGAAGAACAAAAGAGAACAAAAAAAGAACAGGGCGGGAACTACTATCACACTTACTGATAACACTAAACCTTGTTGTAAATTTATCACACACATAAAATTTTTTACTTTACCCCTTGACAACTTATGGAAACACCCTACATTAAGGATAACCAAACGAAAGGATATTAAAAAACAAAAGCAACAAAAGCAACAAGATATAGAATGTTTGCATAAAAGATTTAGAATACTTGTTTTTAGTGATTTTTTAACCTTGACTTATGGAGAGTAGTGCCTATATTAGGTATACCAATCAAAAGCTAGAGAGGAATTAAAATGTCAATAATACGCTCACTGTACGCACTGTTAGTCATTGTTGCTTTGCTTGGTGATATTTATATTGCTGAAATAGCACTAAATGAAGGAGGTGGATTATACCACTTTGGTCTGCTTTTCACTCTACCAATGGTGATTGTAGCAGCATGGTATTGGATGGTGAAAGATTATGAATAAGGTAGTTGAGAAGAAAAAGTTAAAAAAGAAGAAGGGTAAAAAGATTAGAAGGTTTTATTGGATGGGGTATGTTCCTGATGAGGATCAACTAGATATGAACGGAGAATATTATCTAGGAGATGATGTATCAGTTAGTCCTTATTATCTTGTGGATAGGGACGGTAATCAAGTTGATGATGAAGGATACATTTATCCAGAATGGGAAGGGGAGGATGGAGAAAAAGAAGATCGTCCTTATGGAATTTTAGTAAGTGCCAAGGTCATTATAGGAGCAGATGAAGATGAGGAAGGTGCTGCACAAAGTTGGCCTTAGAGTTATGATGATATATAAGTTAGAGTTTGAAAGTGCAGCTTATAGGGTGTAATTGCAATGCCTTGCACAAATGGCAGAGAAGGGCGTGATTGGTTTAGTACTGAACCTTTAACAATCTTTGCTCTTGACTATCGATAGGCAGGATGGTAGTTGTACTTTCAATCGGGAGAGACAAGAGTGGTGGCCCGACACCAGACACAGGCGATAGTCGCCGTGCCTAAAAAATACTCTTGTCTCACTACTCTAATGAAAAGGAGAAGATAAAATGAATGTCGAGGCAATCATAGACGATCTACGAGCTACTAACACAGAGGACATTGTGAGCGCAGTTGCAACAGAACATAGGACCAATCAACAGTTGATAGCAAAGAATATCTTTGCTGTCTTAAAACACTGGTCTGATGCTTATGAAGCTGGCAACTACGATGCTCGTAATGAAGCTACAGTAAAGTTAGCGCATGAGATGGTGGGCGGGACTGATCTTTCAAAAGGAGAAGTCTACTTACCTTACATTTAAGGGTTGATATTAACCAGCAGATGCACTATATTAAAGGAGATCAAAATGGGTAAAGTTAAAAACTTGTTAGTAGTGCTGTTATTTGTTACAATATGTGCTGGTTCAACATCAGCATCTAGTGGATCATATATAAATCTGAATGAAGTTTTAGAGGAGATGAAAATGGGTAAAGTTAAAAACTGGTTGATGGGTATGGAGGAAGATGCTTCCTATATGTCTCTTGATGAGTGGACTGATAAGCATGGTGAGTGGAACAAGATGGTGTACGAATCGGTCAACGGTGAAGAAGAAGGTCGTATCTTTTATGATCTGTTTGAATAGATAGGAGAAAAACAAATGTCAGCATTATCTTATATTTCCCTACACAATATCTCTAAAATTATTGTAAGAGCATCTAATCATGGAGTAGGAGAAACCTACTGTGGTGCTGAATTTAGAGAGATTGTATTCCACAATACTAAAGGGGAAAGATTTACCTTAGTAGCATATGGTAATGAAGATGAACTTGTAACCGTGGAGGTTCAATAAT